AGATTAACTTGCAGAAGTTTTTGCATATTCACCCGTATAAAAATAAATTATTTACAGAATATGATCCAAAAGCAAAATCAAGAGATATTGTAGCGAAAGAGAAATTGAACTTGAAAGCATTAGGATTGGTATTTGGCGTAGGCGAAATTACAAATAGAGCCATTGCATCGGTAGAATGCCCTAATTACGTTGATTCTTGGAGCACAGAATTATTAGAGGAAGAAGTATTAGCTATTGCTAAAAAAGACCCTGCAAAATACATCGCTTATACCGAAGACCCAACGATAAAGATTAAAGGAGTAGTCAAAGGAGCTATGGCAACAGGGGAATTGATTTACAGTACCTATCGTTGGATGAACAAAAACCGAGAAGTCATTCTTGAAGTAGCTAAAAATCACGACGAAATTGAAGAAATCGTGAAATACTTTGAGTCAGGAGTAGGAAGAACGTTCTATGAGTTCTTGTTGCATTCGAAGTAAAATATTTAGAATAGAAAAAAGCCACTCGATTTGAGTGGCTTTTTTATTTCTACTAATCCAAAAAAATCGCTTGACTATTTCATAATGTTAGTTTTTAGGTTATTTATTTAAGACTGTAAAAATAGTGAAATAATTTACACAAAATGCAAGAATTGGAAATAATTTCCGATAGTAAATGTTTGTTGTCGTTTATTTTTTATCTTTGTTGAAAATACTTGAAGTATGATTTCAATCAACCGTTGCAGGAATACCGTATTGTTATTGTTGGACAAAAACAACAGGGCGTTTATTTCTCCTATGGAGTTTGATGCTTTTTGTCATTTGGCTCAATTAGAACTGTTTGAAAACCTATTTTTTCAGTATAACAAGTGGTTGAATAACCAACACAGGCATATAGCAAACAATGGATTTGCAGATATTCCGAAGAATATTCAGGAGCAAATAGACAATTTTTCGGAGTTTTCGACGCCGGCGAATTTCACTTATAATACACTAAGGATGTTTGGTCTTATGATGGTACGGATTTGTATCGTACAAGTGAATTATCATTAGTAAATGCGGCAGGGAAAAAAGTAAGTTGTGAACTAACTCCCAAAGGAGATATTTGGAATAACGCTGTAAACTCAAAACTAAATGCGCCTACCACCACCTACCCTATTTACACTAAAATCGGGGAAGGATATAGAGTTTTTCCGGTAGCGCCTTCGGGATATAAAGTGGAATTGCTTTACATCAGGACTCCTAAAACACCGAAATGGAGTTACATATTGGACGGTAAAGGAAACCCGACCTTCAATGCAGGAGCGTCGGATAGACAAGACATCGAGTTGGATGAAGCCTTATTTTACCCACTTGTAATGAAAATTATGTCGTTTTGCGGGCTTTCCATTCAGGAAAATGAAGTTGTTGCGGCTGCTGCAAATTCAGAGGTAGTAACTGAACAAAAACAATCTTAATTATGGCTTCAATGAACCCACAGGAATATTATGAAGACGAAGCGAATCACGGCTCATATTCGTATGTATCGTTGGAGGAAATGGTGATTAATTTCATTTCGAACTTCACAGGCGATGGTACGATTTTAAATAAAGTTCCACGCTCCAAAATATTATACCAATTCAAACAGGGAATCAAGAAATTCTCTATGAATGCTTTGCGTGAAGTAAAAAAAGTGGAATTGGAATTGGGCGATACGCTCGACATCATATTGCCGCCGGATTACGTTAATTACGCAAGAATATCATACGTAAACCCCGAAAGTGGAGAATTGATGGTGTTGTCCAGAAACGAAAAAATAGCGATGGCTACGGCTTATTTACAAGACCACGATGCCGAGATATTATTTGACGATGCAGGGTTTATATTGGAAGGAACCACTTTTTATTCCGAGCTAAACGACAAGGTAAACAAGCGAGTTTTTGAGGGCGGTTGTGGAAGTGTTCATACTAATTTTCAACTTGACCCAACGCAAAATGCCAACGGATATTTCAATATAGATACCCGAATGGGGAAAATACATTTCAGTTCCGACAATGCAAGCAGAGTGATTATGCTCGAATATATTTCAGATGGATTGGAATACAGCAACGAAAGCGACATCAAGGTAAGTAAACTTGCTGAACAAGCACTTTATAACTACGTGAGCTACGAATTAATGAAAACATTATTTAACGTTCCGATGTACGAGAAAAATGAGGCTAAAAAAATGTGGTTTGCCGAATATAAAAATGCAAAAATAGCGATGATGGATATTAAGATTTCCGACATAATGCTGTTCTTAAATGCAAAAAGACAATACATAAAGTAAGATGGTAAAATTCCCAAACACGTTCAGTAAAGGTACGGTTAACAAAGACCTTGATAGCCGTTTTATTAGTTCTGACGAACTTATAGATGCGGAAAACTTCTTCGTTGCCACGCTAGAATCTTCGAGTGGCGGGATTGGAAAAAATGCTTTGGGAAATGCCTTGAAAACTGCATATAACATCACTGGGGCGAAAACCATTGGTCACGGAAAAAACACAAGCGATAACAAGGTTTACAACTTAATAAAAGGCACTAATCACGATTACATCATTGAGTACGACAGTGAAACTTTTGTTTCCGCTATTGTGGCCCAATCTACAACTGGAACCAGATTAAATTTCAAAGCAGGTGAAAGAATTACCAATGTAGAAGTTTTGGTTGGGAATACCGATGCTGATACTTTACTTAAATTTTCGGGGGACAGCAACCCGCCGAGGATTTTGAACATTGCAAGGGCTAAAACTTGGGGAATTGATGGGTTTACCGCCGAGGAAATAATGCTGATAAAAGCACCTCCGTTGTACCCGCCAACGGTTGCAATGATAAACACTTCGGATTTAAAAGAAAACTTTATCGCCGATAAGTATCTTTCATTCGCTACAAGATATAAATACAAAGACAACTACTACTCTCCTATTTCTACGTGGCAGGAATACGCTTTTACTCCTGATAGATTTCAATTAGATTTTTCTTCCTGTGAAAACAAAGGAATGATAAATATCTATAATGGATGTGACATTACTTTTGCCACGGGGCCAAGAGAAGTTATTGCAGTGGATTTATTGTTTAAATATAGTAATTCAGATGTAGTTTACAAAGTGGATCAATTTGTAAAATCAGAAGAATCTTGGGGAGATAATATCAATATTCCTGCTCCAATACGATTTACAAATAGCAAAGTGTTTTCGATATTGCCACAGGACCAATATTACAGGTCGGACGATAAAGTTCCCGAAGAAGTTGTTGCTGCGACTATGGCAGGGAATAGAGCGATGTTTGCCAACTATAAAGAGAACAAAGACTTGATTGATAAAAATGGCAATCCTGTAGTAATGGATTATTCCGTTGGAGTTTCGTCGGTTTCCCCACAATCTGCTACATTAATAACGACAAAATTATCTGGAACATCAATATTTGATGCTTCGACAATTGTGGATGGAAAAATACGTTTGAATTTTGGAGGGACAAGTTTGGTAAAAGATGGTGCTATTTCTATTTTATTCAACATAAAATCTATTGCGGTTGTCCCTGCGATTTCAGGAAGATTAATAACCACTTTTAATAAATCCTATGCTACTATATTAGATAAGGATTATGCCAATATAGCGGCTGTTATTACGGACGATGCTATCAATGGTTTTAAATCTGGAATCGAAGGATATTTAAGTGATTTATGCAAATCTGCATTAAATTTACCTGTAGATTCATTGGGTTTTCCGCCATCGTTATTCAATGGTTTTGCGGTTACGGTGGTGAGTTCGAATGTTATTGATATTATCCTGCCTTCTGTAAAATATGAAATTGAAGTTTTACCATCGGGGCCAAATACATTTGTTAAGGAATACTTTCAAGATAGTGCTACTACAGCTTTTATAGATTCAATTGGGAGCAAAAAATCAATGAAAAGCTATCGTAGTTATGAACTTGTAGCGATTTACAAAGATGCACAAGGGCGAAAAACAACAGGGCTTTCGAGTACTAATAATACGATATTTGTTCCTTTATCAGCATCAGCATCAAAGAATGTGCTAACGGTGAATATGGGAACTACAAAACCTCCTGCTTGGGCGACAACTTATAAATTTGCCATAAAAGAAAACATCAAAACCTACGAAGAAATTTATGTAGTAGATTACTATGTAGATGGTAATTTTAGATGGGTTCGATTAGAAGGCGTGAGCAAAAACAAGGTAAACGAAGGTGATACTTTATTAGTGAAAAGCGATGCTAACGGAACTATTATTACAAAACCAATTACAGTAAAAGTATTAGAAATAAAAAATCAGGATGCTGATTTTATTGCGGGTTCACCTATTGAATTAGCGGGGATGTATATGAAAATAAAACCCGAAGGATTTTCGATGGACTATAACCCTGATGCTTATAAAGAATATATAACTTCTTCGGGGACAAAAAACGGCGTACCAACAGTAGGTCTTACTATTCCCCCATCAGTCATTACAAGCAATATTCCAGAGGGTTCTGTTCTTTCTTTTACATTAAAAAGCAATTTCAACAACTCAAGTGAATTTAATGAGTATAATAATCAATTTGTAGCATCAAGTGATTACGCTAATATAAAAGCATTTTATGATGCACAATTATCGTCAGTAGTTTTTCAAGGAAATAATACGGGTGTAGAATACAGTGGTGTTTTTCAAGTACTATCACCTACAGCAGATGCGCTTACAGTACGAGGTACTTCAGATGGTAATGGATTTGACAAACGTGGATTTGTAGAGGTAAAAATAACCTTGCGTACTACAGCAGGATTTATGATATTTGAAAATCCTTCGAAAGAAATTGAAACAGGAATTTTTAATGAAACTCCAGACGTGTTCAATATTGTTGATGGAGAACACGAATTTTCTACAAATATTTTATCAAAAACGTTTAATTGTTATTCCCAAGGAAACGGTGCCGAAAGTTACCAAATAAGGGATTCATTCAACGAAAATTATTTGTCTATTGACTTTCCGGTTACGGCAGTAAGTAGCGATAAATACAAGCAAGTAAATCGAAGTACAGATATTTGCTATTCGGGAGTTTACAATGCAAATACGAATATAAATAAACTGAATGAGTTCAATTTGTATTTGGCCAATTTCAAAGAAGATATTGATAATAGTTATGGACCAATTGTAAAAATAAAAGGTACAGATTCTAATCTTGAAGTTTGGCAGGAAGATAAAAACAGTACTGTATTTTACGGTAAAGATTTACTTTATAATGCCGACGGCGACTCGAATATGACCAAAGTAGAATATGTTTTGGGCGAACAAAAAATGACAGGTGGCGAATATGGGATTTCTTATCACGCTGAAAGTTGTGACGACTACGGAGCCAATTCTTATTATACTGATACCAAAAGAGGAGTTGTACTAAAGAACAACTTCAATAACGGATTATTCGAGATTTCAAGTCAGGGAATGAATTCTTATTTCAAGAAATTATTTCGAGATAATGTGATAAACAACGTCATTGGAGAATATGACCAATACCACGATGTTTATGTATTGAACGTAAAATATAACGGAAACCAATACGTGACTTGGGTTTACAGCGATAAAGACAACGGATGGTTGGGTAGAATTACCTTTAATCCCGAAGATATGTGCCGTGTGAACGGAAAGTTTCTGTCATTTTACAACGGTGAAATTTACGAACATAATCAAGCCACAGGAAGAAATACATTTTATGGGGTAGAATATTTGAGTAAATTTGTATTTAATTTTTCCCAAGCACCGAGCGAAAGAAAAATCTACAAAAACATCGAGATTGAAGGAACAGATGCTTGGGATGTAAGCCTACTTACTGATTTAGATTTAGGGCAAATAGATAAAACCGACTTCGCCAATCAAGAAGGTGTAAAACGAGCCTACATAAGAACTTCTAACAGTGTTTTAGATACTTCTAATCTTTCTGTTCAGGGTATTGGAAATTGCACACTATCGGGGCTTGTATTGACTTTTGCGTTCCGATTGGAAGATGAAATATCCGTTGGAGATACAGTATTGAATCAGGCTAATTTAGTTGTAGGGAAAATAGTTTCGAAAACCGCAAAAACTTTAACCTTAGATGCCGTGGCAAATTTTGTTTCGGGAGATTACGTGATGATTTCTAAATCGCAAAGTGCCGAATCGAGGGGACTATTGGGATTTAATATGCAAGTTTCGGCGCAATTAATGAAAAACACCAAGACGGAAGTATACGCTGTAAATACCAATGCTACGAAAAGTTATGTGTAAAATAAAACCCTCAATTAAGAGGGTTTTTGTTTTTAACTAGCTTTACAAAAACAATCATATTTTAATTCCATTAGCTCTTTTGGAATCCCTATTGCAACCCCTTCGTCCAATATTAATTGATTCTGTAATTTTCTAACTTCTTGTTTATCCCTTGTGCGTTTTGCTTTTCTAGTTCCTGCGATGATTTTTAAAGCAATTTCATATTTTTGGCGATAAGTAATATTTTCTCTTAAATCAAATCTTGGTGCTATTTCGGAAGAATGTTTTTCTTCTCTATTTATCCACCTAAAAATTATTTCCTCTCTACCATTTTCAATATGTTCGATCATTAAAGTAATTTGTTTTTCCATAGACTTTTTGAAACATAAATTACAATTACCTTGATAGTCTAAAAGTTTTAAATCAAACTCTTGTTTTTCAAACCAATTCCTTATAAAAATCTCATCTACTTGTAATTCTTGTGCTAATGGATAAATTATATATCTTTCTTCTGCTGTGTTTGAAACTCGGTGCATTTCATCAGCCCTAATTCCTAAAGCAGTGTAATGTTTTTTAAAACCTAAAGACTTCATTAAACTTTCACGTAGTCTTTCTTTTAATTCTCTTGTGCAGTTTGGCGCAGATTTATTTGGAATAGGATAATATTTCAACATTTCATCGAATAACTCGCCTTTTCTTTTTGCGGTTTCAAAATCAACAATTTTATGCTTTGTAGATATTCCGTGTTCATAGAAAACTGGTTCCAACCATATTACTGGTATTCCCCATTTGTCAGTAATATTCTTTACAAAAATTAAAGTTTCTTCTTCTTCTTCGCTTGTGTTACAGAAATAAAAAATAATTTCTTTATATAACTTCTTTTTAGTATAAATAAGCCATACATAAAGTGCCATAAAAGCGGATGTTCTACCTCCGCTAACTCCAACTGCTAAAACATCATCTTGACTAATTATTCTCATCTAATAATTTATTTAGTTCAGTAATACATCTATTTACAATGATTATTTCAATATCCTTATCGATATTAAAAAACTCATTTTTAATTAAATTTTGTTTTGCTTCGTTTAATTCTTTTAAACGAATTTCAATTTTTTCTATAATACTTTTCATCTTATTACATTATTATTTTCTAACATTATACTCTCTTTGTTTGTAACAATAGTTACTCTAAATTGATTCAATCCAATCATTAGTTTATTTGCTAATTCTAATGCTCTTTCTAAAATTTCTTTGTCTGTTCTCGGGAATCTTGGATAATTAATATACCCTACAATTATTCCTTTTTCAGATCCATCAACATATCTAAAATTAGTTTCAGTAACAGATACACAATCCTTAACTTCATTTACAAAATCATCGCATATTTTAAAAGCATCTTCAATTATATGAAGTTTATTTTTATCGTAAGTTTCTTGTAATCCACAATAAATATTAACATTAAAACAACTTGACTTTTTCATTATTATTTGATTTAAACAAAATACCCCATAATTCAAAAGAGGTTTGGCTTTCTTTATCCTTATAGGGTAGTCTATTATTTCTTCGTTTCTATGTCGCCAAACCGAAACCGTTTCACAAAACTACGAATTAATTTCAATTAAACAAGCATAAATTGAAATAATTTCAGATAGCAAACATTTGTAAACGGTTATTCAATACCTTTGTTTAAATTAATTTTATGGACAACGCCATTTCAAATAATGTTCTTAGCCATAGCATAGACGAATTAGAAGCTGTAATGGTAGATAATTTTCCTCTTATGAGTTTTCCTGTAAAAGAGCATTTTACGGATGGAATTTACACGAGAGAGGTATTCTTACCTAAAGATTCATTTGTTACCTCTAAGATACATAAAACAAGGCATCAGTTCTTTATTATGCAGGGAAAATGCACTATTTGGGTGGATGGAAAAGAGCAAACTATTGAAGCGCCTTACATAGGAATAACCGAAGCGGGAACCCGACGAGTAGTTTTAGCATTAGAAGATACTATTTGGGCGACTACTCATGCCAATCCCGACAACGAAAACTCGGAACAAATAGAAGAAAGAATTATTGAAAAACACGACAACCCTTTGTTGTCATTAGAAATAAAAGAAAGAGTAAATAACCTTTTAAACGAAAAACTATGAGTTTTGTAGCATTAGGAGTATCAGGAACAGCCGCATTAGCATCTGGAGTTTTATCGGCTGGAACAGGAATAGCGGGGATGATAGGCGGCGGTAAAGCAAAAAAAAGAGCAGCCAAGGAAGCGGCTAATATGAAAGAAGTTCCGTTGACGAATATCGCCGACGAATTAAAAGTTTCGACGGTGGGAGCAAAAGCAAGACAGGAAGGACAATCTGCTCTTGAAGCAACCCAAATGGCATCATTACAAGAAGCGGGAACAAGGGCTATTGGAGTTGGAGCAGGGAGAGTCGCCGCCGGAAGCCAAGCCGTAAATAAGGATATTGCCGTAAATTTAAACGAGCAACAACAAAATATCGACCAAGTAAGAGCGCAGGACAGCCAACGTATTCAAATGACAAAAGAAGACCGTAAAAAAGCTAAACTAGCTGCATTGTCTAGTCAATATAACGCAGGAGCTACGGCGCAACAACAAGGAATGGCAAATATCATTTCAGGGGTTGGGGCAGCCGCTTCTTCATTTGGAGGAACGAGTGCTACAAACCCTAAAAAAACAGTATAAACTATGGGAGCATTAGGAGGAAGCGCAGGATATTTAACAGTCAACCCTACTGAAAATTATGTAGGTCAAGCGATACAAAACGCAGGTGATTCCTTCGCGAGAGTTCGTGCGGAAAAATACCAAAAAGAAAAGGATAAAATGGCTGCCGAGCAAAACTTACGAGAACAGCGAAGACAAGACTTCAAAGATTCCGAAGAGTTTAGCGCAAAATATCCGTATGCTTATTTGGGGGATAATGACAAGCAGTTTGTGATGAATCTAAAAAAAACATATACGGAAGCACGTCGTGATGTTGTTAATACAGGAAGCGAAAAAAGTCAAGCATTAGCTGATAAAGCATTGTCAAACCTTACTAGACTTAACGAAAGTAAAAAAGCAATGAGTATTAAAGCCGATGAAATGTTGGCAAACGAAAAAAACTATAACCCAACTAGCTTTAACAAAGTAAAAGGATTGGTCGGAAGATTAAACAAAGACTTAGTAGCTGATATAGATGAAAACGGAAACTTTGTTCATAATCTTGTAAAAAGAGACCCTAGCAACGGGACTATTATAGGAATTGAAAAGAAAAACATATCCGATGGCGAATTAAAACAAATGTTTGAGATAGAACCTAATTTTGACGTTACCGGTGAGAAAGGAATGAATGCACAATTTATAAAAAGTCTAAAAACTCCTACTCCAAATTCAAAAATGGAAGGTAATAATAAAGTTACTACCACTTCTTATCCTGAAGCCCCTGCATTAGCGGAAACATTTGCTACCGAAGCCACACAAAATCATAGTGGAGTTTATTATGCTTTGGAAAAAATAAAACAAGATGCAAATGGACAACCAATTTCTTTAGACCCTGAAGACAAAGCTAATTATTCTAATCCAGAAGTTTTGAAATTAGTTCACGACTACTATAAAAATAATCTATTAGAATTGGCTCCATCAGGAAGAGATGTTGATCCGAATTTTGAAGCTGCAAATCACGCTTTATCATTAAGAAAAGAAGCGAACGATGAAAAGCAACGAAAAGCTGACAATGCCTTCAAACAACAAGAATTTTCTCAAAAAGAACTTGAAAAAGGATTTGTTACAGTAGGACAAACAAAAGTTATTTTCACGGCGCAAGGAAAAGCGGCGCAAAAGAAATTCTACGGCGACCCTAAAAACAAAGGAGTTGTTATGACTTCGGCGGATTACCCTCCAGGAGAAAACTATTATGTGGAACGAACTTCCAAGAAAGTTAATCCGAAAGCAAACGCTCAAAAAGGAAATGCAAAACCGGCTCCAAAAAAAGAAGATTTAAGAAGTAAATACAAATATTAAATTATGCCAGATCCAAAAACATTATCAGAACAAAATAGAGCAAAACTTGACGGTATTGTTCAAGAAATGATAACAAATAAAGAGTCAGACGATAATATTAATTTTGTAGTTAATGACTTCAAAGAGAAATATTATCAAAAAAAAAACTCTGTCGTTACTTCAACTCCTACAAAATTGGATTCGGGAACGACTACTGGTTCTTCGGATGGAGTAAATCCGGCATTTAAAAGTAGTATTCCCTCTCCTATTCCTGATTTTAATTCTATGGAATCGGGGAAAAAGCCTATTGAAAAAGTTAAAATCAAGGAAGAAACATCCTTTTTAGACGATGTAGTTTCGACGGTAAAATCAAAAGTAAATAAATTAGCCACAGGTTCAGCTCAATTAGGGGCAGATTACGCTTCCACTCCTGAATTATTATACGATGCTTTTGCAATGCCTCAAAATGCTATTGCAGACTATTTTGATATGCCTTCATTACGGGCAGATTCAGAGAAATTTAAAAAAAATATTGGCGTAAGAAACGCCGTAAAAGAGCATTATCAGGGCGAGGTTGTTAAACTGCGAGAACACGCAAAGCAAGTTGATACACAATATCAAGATGGTATTTATGATTCGTTTAAAAACGGTGATATTCTAGGTGGTTTTGACCAATTAACCAATAGTTTTTCAGAGTCATTAGCGGCAACTTCTTCTATTATGATGGGAGGTGCATTTGCTAAAGCTCCTCAATTATTAGCTACTTCTTCTATGGTATTTGGCGCAGGAAAAAACGAACAGTTAAAAGACGAAAATCCCGATATGAAAACTAACGCAAGAGTAGTAAATGCCCTTGCTACGGGATTAGCAGAAGGCGCATTTGAAACAATAGGTTCGGGAAGTATTGGAGCCGCTGCAAGAGGGATTATAGAAAGAGAAGGTGCTAAAAAAGGTGCAATCATATTAAAAGACGGGCTAACTAACATATACAAAGCTACAATCGCAAAAAACCCTTTACTCGCTTCTATGGGAGTTGAAGGAGGTACGGAATGGGCTACGAAAGTAACTCAAAATTCTATTGATGTTGCCACGGGAGTTAAACCGCAAGACTTTAACGTGTTTGACGGTGCTACTGACGCTTTAATTGGTGGAATATTTGGAGGTGCTGTATTTGGAGCAGGATTAAAAGGATTGGAAAATGTTGCAAATAGCAAAGATAAATCTACTATAAAATCAAATGTAGATAAAACTTTTGAACTTCAAAAAGCATTAGAAAATCCTGATATTTCAGAAACTACTAAAGTTCAACTTGAAAAAGGGATTGAAAAATTAGTAAAAACAAATCAAGATTTAGTTAAGAAAAATGTTGAACACGCTGATAATTTACACCCAAAAGTAAAAGAAAAATTAGTTGAATCCGTTACCAAATCCGACGAAATAAAAGAAGCGGTAAAAGCAATAACATTAGACGGAAATACTAATGATGCTCAAAAACAAATTTTACTCGATGGACTCAAAGAGGATTTTAAAAAACACATTCAATTAAAAGGAGAAATTCTTGACGGAAAAACTACTCCTGTCGATGTATTGCCTATTAAGGAACAAGATAAAATCAAGCGACAAGCCTTAAAAGAATTAACCGCAGAACAAAACCCTGACGGATCAAAATCTATTGAAATAGACAATGCTCAAATCGTTGAACGTGCCAATAAAATATATAAAGCAAATGAAGAACTTGAAACTCCCACTCCCGAAGCCCAACCACAAGCCGAAGTACCACAACAAGCCGAATCCGAGAAAGTAGCAGAAGTATCTCCAGTAGAAGATGTAGTTACTCCTAGTGTTGAAAAATCTTTATCTTTGGGGGAAAATAATAAGTTGGAAATAAACAATACTCTTAATGAACTTGATTATATTCACTCGTTGAAAGGAGATAAATATTTAGCTAAATCAAAAGAAAGAATTGAAAAGCAAAATTCTATTTCTAAACAAAATATTAATAAGCATATAAATGACGGCTGGGATAATGAGTCTTTTGTTAAAAGTGAAGTAAATAAATTTAATGCAGAGTTTTCAAAACAAGCAATTAAAAGTGGCGATGGAGTTAAAATTCCAAAAATAATTTCAATAAAATTAGATTCTCCTGAAAATTATCCGAAAAATAAATTTGCACAAGAATATCATAAAGATAAAGCGCTGACTTGGGAAGTTAAATTTGAGGACGGAAATACTTATTCTGTTAGCCCTGATAATTCTATAGGAAATCCATACACAGCAATGATGCAATCGTGGTTAAATGAGTTTCATAGCACTAATAAATCTAATGAATATAAAAACTCTGTATTTAGTAGAAAGGAAATATTAAAACCATCTGATTTATATAACTATAATCCATTAAATAATTCAAATGAAATCCAAGCGAACGGAGATATTATTACTAATGGAAACGTTTCAATTGGAACTCCAAATGTGGGAGAAGTACGAGCTACCGAGCAAGAAATCCCTGCAAAAGAAAGTGTACCGAGTTCCGTTGACGGTGGAGAAAGTAAAGGAGATGCTAAACAAGTAATTGTTGACGGCGATGATTTAATTTTAAATCACGGAACTCCTCATAATTTTGACAAGTTTCAATTAGAAAAAATAGGAACAGGCGAAGGCGCACAAGCATTTGGATATGGACTTTATTTTACTGACGGTTCAAAAATAGCGGAAGGATATGCAAGGAAACTTTCCGATGATAAAACGGGAGTTGTTTATAGTGTAAGGATTAAAAATGGACGTACAGCTAATTGGGCTGAATGGAGAGAACCTTTAGACGAAACGCAAGAGCAAGTGTTATATAATTCATTGACTCCTGACGAAAGAAAGCAATACGAAGAGCATACCGATAAAGCATTTGATTATCAAAGTCCTAATTACGACATTAAATATCTAAAAGACTATCACGGCTCATTAGATGATTTAAAACCTAATTCCGATGGCGTTGTTGAATATGGAGAAAACGACAAACCTGTTTCGGCAGGAAGTTTATATTCTGATTTAAAGGATGCTTTTGGACAAGAAAAAGCAACAGAAATATTTAAACGTGCAGGAATTGAAGGTATAAAATATCGTGCAAAAAAAGGCATTGGAGATAATTACAACTATGTAGTTTTCAATCCTGAATCTATAACCATAGAAAGTAAATCAGTTAAGGGAAATATTGAAGTAAGTGATTTAGATCACGCAAAAGACCAAATAAAAAAAGGTGTTTTGTTGTGGAATGGAGATTCCGGCGCCGAAAGGGTAAATTTAGGTATTTCTTGGGCGGATATTCGCAAGGGAGAATCCGACATCAATAAAGGAAAAACCGAAACGGTTCCCGCAAAACGACTGATTGAAGCCTTAAAAACTGCTAAGGAAAAAGGCGGTTACGAATATACACAAGGAAGAGGAGGTGTAATAAATAAACAATTCGTAACTTTAGACGAAATTCAACGTTCTAATAATGAATATGAATTGACAGATTTGGAGCAAAAAGAAGTTGATTCAGATGAATATGAATCAGCAAGAAAATATGATGAAGACTTTAACTCATTAACCGAAAACGAACAAATAGAATTATTAGAAAACTATGAAAACAGCCAAGACAATTCAGGAACGCCTAGCGCAGATTCCGGACAGTTACAAAGCGAAAGTGATGTTTCTAAAGAAAAAGAGGGA